TAACAAAGGAACAAAGGAGGTGTTAGGTGAATTTGAAAGTATTACTTCTCCTGCTGCTAACTTGTAGTGGCTGCAGCTTAATAGGAAACGGACAGTACACACCAGAAACCAAAGCGGTAGAAGTGGTAACTATCACAAAACCTGCTGCAATATATCACCCACCTCTTCCTAACAAAATCAACACAAAACCTGTTGAATGGAAAGTCCTAACACCAGAAACAATGGATGAGTATCTTACAGATTTAAAAGAAGGTAATGCACCTACTAATGTTTATTATGGTGTTAGCCCTGTTGGTTATGAAAACTTATCTATTAATATGGCAGAAATAAAAAGATATATTCGTCAAATCCTATCTATAGTAACCTATTACAAAGAGCTAGATGAGCCAGAGGATAAAGATGAATAAAGAACTTGAACCAGGAAGTGAGTATGAAAAGTACGACGCTGATGGCGATGGTGTAGTGACGGATGAGGAACTCGCTACTACAGAAAGATTACAAGCTCTTGAAATAGCTAATGAAAAAGCCGAGGCGCAAAAAAACATGTGCTGGTTCGCCCTGTTCGGTATGCTCCTCTACCCAAGTGGCATTGTCATCACATCTTTTTTAAAATTGGACCAAGCTGCGTCTATACTCGGGGATATTGCGTCCGTATATTTTATCAGTGTGTCGGGCCTGATCGCAGCTTTCTTTGGCTTTCAAAGCTGGAACAACGGCAAAAAATGATTGAATTTGCGATGGGTATTATTATTGGCTATATATTAGGAAAATACGTATGGCGGTAGATATAAAAGTTCTTTACGACGAAATAGCAAGTGATGAGGGCAAGGTGCTTCATGCATATCTCTGCACAGAAGGTCACGCCACTATTGGTATAGGGCATAAAATCCTTAACACAGACCCAGAAGTTAGTCTGCCTATTAGAGATGCTTATGATAGTGCGCCAGCAGAAGACAGTATTACAGAACATAGATGCTACGAGTTATTTCAAGAAGATGTGCAGCTTGCCATAGATGGTTGCCGTAGAATATACGATAGCTGGGAGGAACTACCTCAAGAAGCTCAACATATTCTTGTTAATATGTGTTTCCAAATGGGGCCAACTGGTCTTGGTAAATTTAAACACATGAACGAGGCCGTAGAGGATCAAGCTTGGGGGCAAGTCGCACTTGAAATGGACGACAGTAGGTGGAGTAGACAGACTCCAGAAAGAAGCAAACGTTTACGATTACGAATGCTTAAACTAGCAGACAGAGATGATTAGGAGCTATCATGCATAAAGGTAAAAAATGTTTTATTAATGCACCACCAGGAAAACCTATCCGAATGGAAAACAAAAAACCCAATAAAGGTTACTCAAAGAAAAAATCTAATAAGTAATAGCGTCTAACTCATCCTGCGTTGTTGCTGCATTTATCTTAGTACGTAAGTTTTTTGCTTTTACATGACAGGCATTCATATGCGTAGACATAGCCGTACCAATATTTAAGTAATCAGCAGAACTAAAAGTTTTAACTGTATTATCTGCTAGTGTCCAATCCATCGAAAGACTTGAATCAATTAAAGCTCGTTGCATAGTAAGCATTAATTTACGCTGACTGTGTTCATCACATTGAAATGTATTATCGCTCCACGTAAAAGTACCGCACTCGTCAGCTTCTCTACTTAGTTTTACTCTAATCCATGCTTCTCTTTTTGCTCTAGTTAAATCATAGTCCCATGCTTTTGTACCATAGTTAAAGTTACAGTTTTCACTTGGCTTAGTTGGCATAGCAACAATTTTACCATCTGCTATATAACTATTTTCTTCTGGGTGATTATCTACGTATAAAAAAGAACGCCCATCTTGTTCTAATGTAAGCTTTACGCCTTCTTCAGAACCGCTACAAATTCTAGCAATTTTACCGTTTGCTTCATAAACAACTGCAATTTTAGCTGTCATCGTTTAGAACCTAATACAAAAAATCCATACCTAGAAAGCTGACGAAAAGCCGATTTATTATTACCAAAACGTTCATTTTTGCCCTGTATTTTTACTCTACATCCAATAACATTACTCCCACTAAAAGTAGCAGGAACAGGAATATGAGTTGTAGATACTACTTGTCCCCCAAAATCTTCCCGAAACGATTGAACAGCTACTGTAAGGTTAGAATTTACAACATCTGCAGAATATGAAGGACTACCTGAACTACCTATGTCCCATTCAATAACAAATTTTACATAAGCCGTAGCTGGTCCTGATGGATTATTAGAAGTATCAGCCCCTTGATATCCTACTTGCCCACCAATAATTAAAGCAGTTGGACGTTTATCATTATCCCATTGTGCCAGCGTAGTAAAACCAGATGCATCTGTGTAAGAATTACCTACATTAATTGTTAAACTACTAGCTGAATCTCCTGCTGGAACTGTTACTGCATTTCCTGCAATTGCTAATGTATTTACTGAAGCATTAGCTATAAAAGCTCCTGCAATCGTTCCGTTAGCAGACAAAACAACATTAGTACCATTAGTTAAATCATTTTGAGTTGGATAAACTTCTAACGCAGATAGTTTAGCTGTATCAGCGTGCATCACCCCATTGGCATCAATACTAAAACTCCCATTACGAGTATTAGAATTGCTAATTGTCCATTTAGCAGGGTTCTGATGCGTAATCTTCCAAGCGTTAAATGTACCTGACCCTGTTGTTCGCACTGGTTTATAAGTTAATGTAGTTCCCGAAAACGTAACAACCCGTACATCCATATACACCGCAGTATTAGCATCAGGCACACAACGTAAGGTATCTCCTGCTGAATAAGTAGGAGTAGGTGAGGCTGTATTAACAGTAAATGTTGAGTTAGCTCCACTACCAGCCAAAGCACGAGAAGTAGTAGACTGAGTTAATCCTTTATTCATTGTCCCCATGTTAATCTGCATGGCTTCAATTCTAGGAGAAGACATAAATGCATCAGCTACTACATAGTCTGCTTTAATACTACCTGCTAATAATTCAGTAATTCGTGCTGAGTTTATAAAAGCATCTTGTATATACACACCTATTGGTATATCTACACCATCAATAGTTTCAGCAGAAGTAGTTACTATAAAAGGAGTATTAGCTTGAGCAGGAGAGTTAGTAGCTCCCACTGCATGATTTGTTGCATTTACTACAGCAAATTTATCCGCAGCTACAATAAATGCTGACGTAGGTGTACCATTTGCAGCGGTATTTGATAGTCCAAACCCTGCAACGTGCTGCCCACCTCCTGCATCAGCACTTGCTATCTTCACCATATACTGTCCGTTTAAATTACTTATAGACGTAGTGTTATTAGCAATAGGCGTTGCTAAAGAAGAAGCTAATTGGGTGTTAGTAATTGCACCGCTTAACGTTGATAACAATACATTAACATCAGGCTGTAACGTAGCATTAACAGGACCAGCATAACTACCGTCTTCACCTGATACAGAAACATGCCTAACCCAATAATAGTATTGTGTGCTGGCTGAAACAGTTGCATCAACAAACATAGCACCTTCACTTAGCCCTATAAATATAGCGTTAGCACGGTTATTAGATGTACCGCGAAACACATCTGTATGTGAATGCCCTATATAATCAGTAGGGTAAGTCCAAGAAACTTTAAGTACACCAAACCCTGCAGATACTGCTAGATTAGTAGGTGTTGTAGGTGTTTCTGAATCAGGTATAGGGTTAGTCGGTTGAAACCCAACGTTTTGTCCTGTTGGATTATTAGGATCAAACGGCACAGATTCTAAATCTTTGGCTAAACCGCTTGCTATTAGCTCTCGTAAAGTAATGGCTCTGTCTCTTACATCCCCACGAAAACCATTTCTAACTTCTATAATCTCTTGTAATGCTTCAAGATAACGTTTTAGCTCTGGGCTGGCATCTCGTGGAACCCTACCCAACCCAGGCAATGTAGTTGACCTACCTCCCGAAACATTATGATTCCTTGTACCGTACTCACTCATGTTGCATTAATCTCCGCAATACTCTGAGACAAACAAACTTCATTAATGTTTACTGCACCTGACACTTCTATTTCCCATTCTGTACCTATTGCACTCGGCAATCGCATTGTAGGAGCCTGTAATGTCACATTACTAATCCCATTAGGCGTAGATGTTTCTTGAGTAAATACGTTACCCGTCTTAGTTATGTTGTAATCAGCAATAACAGTGCCATCTACCCAGACTCGTATCCGATTCTTTGTACCTGACGCTGGGTAACTGTCTGCATGTATATGCACCCATGACATAGACACAGGGTTAGGTGCTACAAACTTCTTACTTTTCCATGTAGCCGTTTGATTCGTTGTGCTGCCCCGATACCTTCGCACGTTGCTTGCAATGATAAGGTCTAACTCCCCATCTTTAGGATTATAGAAGCCTCCACGCACCGCTGCCGAACTGGTTGTTGTAGATATAGCCGCTTCTTGCGCCCGTGGATCATATACCCAACCACTTGTTGTACCATGAAATGCTACGTATGTGCCTTCATGTCTAAAAGCTTTGTAGGTTGTAGGAGCAAAATCAGCATTCCACTGAGAAGGGCTAATTAATCCTTTTGTTACTACACTGCCATCTGTACCTGCAATAGCACACAAACCATCTGGCCCTGCATAAAGTACATAATCACCCATATCTACTACACTTTGTTTATTAACACAGGCTTGAGCTAAATCAATTTCTACTGCCACCATTGCTGACGGGTCAGTACCTGTTACAAAGTAAGGCTTACCATCTGTTAAACAGACTATGCCATTACCCGTTGTTGCTATGGCTATAATTTCTTTTTCTAATGTAATACGGTAAGAAATAGGCCATGCATGAGGTAAAAACGGTTCTGATAAACAAAGCCGTCTGCCTGTAAACCCAGCAAACACACCATTTGCTACAGGTATAAGCCCCTGCATAGGGCCATCTGGGTATAAAGTAGTGTCATCATCTGGTGGACCTATCCACGTTGTAGAAGGAATAACTTCTTGTAACTGTGCAGGTTGCAGTTGATCTGCATACTGAGTATTTGCAATGTCAGGAGCTTCATAGACTAACTGAAATGCTGCTTGAGTAGAACCCACTGCACTACGATAC